TTTGATACCTTTTGTTTTAATACAGTTTTTAATGACTGTCTTAATAGCTGTTGTGATTTGCTTTGTATCCTCACTTTCTAAAGCAATCACAAGAACCTTCTCTTCTTTTACAAGGAAGGGTCTATATTGAATTGATTCTCCTGTTGATGGCAACTCAAGTTCATAAGTTGGTGTAGCAATCTTTGGTAAAGGCATAATGACCTATAGAGTATTTCAGTGTGATTATTTAGAGGGTTATCTTAGATTGAAAGATCAATACCTAAGTTGGTACTCAAAACACTGGTGGTGGAGGAGGTGGATTTGATATATCTCTGAATAGATTTTCATTGAGATTGCTTTTAATTTGCTGTGTGCTGAAACTAAAATTCATGTTAGGATCAAAGAAGTCAGTTGGTATCTGTGGTTGTGGAGTATCTTTTCCTGGTGGGGTTGCAGCTCTTGTTGGAACAATTGTGTATCTAATATAAGTCATCGACACTGTGCATTTTAAAAGTTGTGATGAGTCATATGAGACCGGCATTGAATTAATTGATATGGGAAATGCCTTAACAAAATTATAGGTTAATCTAGATCCTTTTTTAGCAGAGTCTCTTTCAAACTTTGTAATTTTCATTCCAGAACAAGTATACTCATCTGGATAGTTCATCCTATAAAAATATGTTTTATTATCCTGATCAATAGTGGCATCACTTGATCCGGTAATATAATCTATCCATGCTTCAAAGAAATTTATGACCAGATATTTTTCGGCATCAACATAGAATGTAAAGTCAATTCTATCATCAAATACTCTACGATGAGCATGTCTTTCGGTAACACCAGTCCTATCACTAGTCTGCTCAAGTGTTGCAATACTTGATCCAGGAAGAGATGCCTCTGTGCAATATAAATTTAAGTTTTCTTGGTCTCCAGAAGAAAGTTCTATACCCTTTGCTGATAAAGCAGATCTAAATCCAGCATCACTGCCATCAGTTTGTGGCAATGCTAGTTCCAAATAATACTGTGAAGTGAGCGATGGTCTCCCCAACAGGGATTTAAATCGTTCTATTGATACTACTCCAGCCATCTATAAATAGTTTTTGACTTTATATACTATGTATGGGAGAAAGCATAAAAAGTAAATACAAACCCTCATTCCCAAAGAAGTATAAGGGCAATCCCAATAATATTATATGCCGAAGCAGTTGGGAGCGCAAGTTTTGTCGTTACTGTGACCTAAACGAAAACATTCTTGAGTGGGGTAGTGAAGAATTTTTCATTCCATATATCTCACCTGTTGATAGAAGAGTGCATAAGTATTTTCCCGACTTCATTATCAAGGTAAAAGAAAACGCAGGTCATATTAAAACCTATGTGGTTGAGGTGAAACCAAAGAGACAAACTCAACCACCAAAGCAGAGAAAGAGAGTTACTAAATCATATCTGTATGAATGTAAGACCTGGGAAGTCAATAAAGCAAAGTGGAAAGCTGCAGTTGAGTTCTGTGAAGACAGACGAATTGAATTTAAAGTAATTACAGAGGACGAGCTCGGAATCAAATGAACCGTATCGAACCAGTAAGACAAGATATTCAATCAGAGACTAATGTCGATGACAGAATGGAATTGATCATGTATGCACTGAATGATACTGTAACACCCATACCTGAAGAAGGAAAGATCTGCACCTTCAAGTACTATGCAAAAACTCCAAATATTAGTTACGATCAACACCCACTGGTTGCAGTGACTGAATTATTTCAGTGGGGATTTCGTGGGATTAACTTTCATCACCAAGACTATCGACAGTATACCTGGGAAGAATTAGGAACTCAAGTCTACATCGTTCAGCAAGATGAACTTGATGATCTATTGTCATTACAATATGGAAAATTAGTGATAAATAAGTAAAAAGATAGTATGTAATGTCATACGATACTACAAGCGAAGATTATTACGGTGGTCAAGCTGACGAAAATATAATTGTATTTAAAGGCAAGTCCTTGTACCCAGTTATTGATGAGGGAACTGGGGTAACAACTTGGTATGAAAGAAAAGGAGATGGTCTCCTTGATGCGTTTGCAAATGATATTAAATTAGGATCAGTTGATCCTACGTCTGGAAAATTTACTCCACATGAAGGCACAGGATTGGGTGCTTTATGGCCAGATGGATTCAGTGATGTATTAGTTGGTGATGATGCGAAAGAATTTTTGAGTGCCGACTTTCAAAAACAACTTAAAAAAAAGGCAGGAGAAATTGTATCTAAAGAAGAGGTAGAAGAGAAAGGAACTGATCCAGAGACCGCAGAAACAGTAAAAGATAGACTTCTGGATAGTGGAGAAGCTAGAGACACTACTCAACAAGAACTGGAAGCACAACAGGCTGCTCAGGAAGCTCTTGCAAATACAGTTATTAACGCAGTAGAGGGAACCAGAAAAGATTTTGGTAACTTAAGATATCCAAAAGATATGAATGGATCTCAGGATTATATACAATTCTCTATGCTTGAATATAAACCCAAAGATCTTATTGGAAATGGTCTTGGAGCAGGGGATAGACCAAGAGTTGGATTTAATCAAGATGGTGGTGGGAGAAACATAATGGGAACTTGTGTTCTTCCAATTCAAAGTGGAATTAAAGATACTAACACCGCTGATTGGGGTGAAAATAAAATGAATGCCATGCAATTGGCAACTGCAGAATTAGCTTTGGGTGGATTAGAAGATGCACAAGCTGGTGCTGGTGCATTAGATAGAGTTGCAGGTGCAGTACAAGGAAACGCTGGTGTTGCAAAGGAAGCGGTTAAGCAATATTTTGCTGGAAAAATGACAGGAGTTACTGGTTTACTTGCCAGAACAAAAGGTGCAACGATTAATCCTAACTTAGAACTTCTTTTTAATGGTCCGGCACTAAGACCATTTTCATTCCAGTTTAGACTATCTGCAAGAAATAAAACTGAAGCAGAAGAAATAATTAGAATTATCAGATTCTTCAAGCAAGGGATGGCTCCAATCAGAACCGAGGGTAATCTTTTCTTACTAGCACCACACACATTCCAGGTTCACTATGTTCATGCTCCTTCAGATGGAGAACATCCCTACATAGGAAAGATGAAAGAGTGTGCTCTCAAAACATTCAACACTGACTATACTCCTGAGAATAATTACACGACACTAAAAGATGGTTTCATGACATCATACACCATCTCCATGGAGTTTCAAGAACTTGAACCCGTATATAATGATGATTATACAAATCTTGATGGTAATGCTGATACTCAAATAGGTTTCTAAAATGTCAAATTATTTCAAGAAGGTTCCTAACTTTGAATACGTCAGTAGACTCCCTGATGCTAATATATCAGACTATATCCCAGTAAAAAACTTATTCAAAAAGGGTGCTCTCAGAGAAGACATCTTTCAAGACCTTGCGTTCTTCACTAAGTATCAAGTTCAAGGAGATGATCGACCTGATAATGTTGCGTTTAAAGTTTATAATGACTCAAGTTTAGATTGGTTGGTGCTGGCAGCAAATAATGTTGTTAATGTCAAGACTGAATGGCCCATGACACAACTTGAGTATGATCAATATCTTTTAGATAAGTATGGGTCTTATGAAAAAGTAAATGAAGTTCATCACTATGAAACCACAGAGCAAAGAAATGGTAGGAATGTAATCGTAGTTCCTAAGGGATTAAGAGTTGCATCAGACTACAGCATCACATACTACGACTCTAGTGATGGTGGGATGGTAACTAAGTATCCAGTCAAAACTGTAACCAACTATGATTATGAAGAACAACTTCAGACAGACAGAAGAAATATTTTCATATTAAAAGCAAGATATCTACCCATCGTCCTTGATGATCTAGAAGATATCATGACATACAAAAAAGGATCCAGTCAATATAAGACTGAATCCATGAAGACTGCTGATAATATCAGACTATTTGAGTAAGTTAATATAAGCTGCGACGACCAAAAGAGTCAGGCACAGTTGATTGTATCTCATCACTCCTCAGCAAGTTTCTGGAAGTAAGACAGGGCATCATCTTCATCTTCACTTGAGGAAGACTTGGGAGTGATGTCAGGTGCGTTGAAGTCAGCAGCAGGTTCTGCACGACGGGAGGAGAAATCGGGTGCGTAAGATCCACGATCGTTGTCCTCATCAGAGACCTCTTCGTCAAGACGAGCAGGTGCAGACTTCTGACCCAGAACCATCTTGAGACGGCTTTCCAGTTGCTCATAAGACTTGAACTGGTCAGCAGCAGTCAGAGCAGTCAGAGAATACTCTTTCTTCCACAGTGCTTCCAGTGCATCGTCATCATCCAGGAGAGGACCAGGTGCAGCAAACTCAGAAGAGTCATAGTTCCAGTAACCTGCAACCTTCTTC